CTATTAACTTAATATTTATAACACGATGAAATCAGAAGAATTTAAAAAAATCATTAAAGAAGCCGTTCGTGAAGTATTCGTTGAAGAAATGAAAGAAATACTTTTAGAAGCGGTTAAAGCACCTAAAGCCTCAGTAGGCCAAGGTGGTTATGGAACTGTTACAGAATCAGTTAAACCTATTAATTCTAAATCATTAGACCCAAACGCTAAAAAAGCAGTTATGGCTAATATTTTAGGTGATATGGCATCTGGTAGAACAATGACAACAGAAGCTCTTACCGCTAATACATTTGTACCTAGAGGAGGAGACGCTGTTAATGGATCTTTACCTGAAGGTAATGTTGGATTAGATCAAATTATGGGTTTATTAAATAAATAATAATGGCATACGGTGCACAAAAAATATTTCCTATTGATACTAAAACTGGTACCGCTATTGGTGTTAGTTTAAATTTTAGTAATCCTGGAGTATTTCAGTCTACTTATCTAACTAAAGATGCTATTAAAAATAATTTAATAAATTTTTTCTTAACCAACCAACCAGAACGTTATTTAAATCCAACATTTGGTGGTAATTTAAGAAATTTTATATTTGAACAAATAACAACTAATAACTTAGATTTTTTAAAACAAGATATTCAAAATCAAATAGGTTTATATTTTCCTAGTGTTATAGTAGCTAGATTAGATGTTGTTGAATACCCAGATATAAATCAAGTAGTAGTAACATTAAAATATACAATAGCAGACACTAATATAAGTGATCAATTAGATATAGCATTCAATTAATGGCAACAATTAAAGATATAAAATACCTAAATAAAGATTTTACAGAGTTAAGATCTAGTTTAGTTAATTACGCTAAAACGTATTTTCCAACTACGTATAATGATTTTACTCCAGCATCACCAGGTATGATGTTTATGGAAATGGCAGCCTATGTAGGTGATGTTTTGTCATTCTATTTAGATAATCAATTTCAAGAAACATATTTACAATATGCTCGTCAAACAAATAACTTATATGAGTTAGCTTATATGTTTGGTTATAAACCAAATGTGACAGGAGTAGCATTAGTAGATATTAGTTTTTACCAACAAGTACCTGCTATATTATCTGGTTCATCTTATGTTCCTGATTTTAATTATACTTTATATATTGAACCTAACGCTAGAGTAACATCTAATCTTAACTCAAATATTTCATTTTTAGTTGAAGATCCAATTGATTTTAGTGTTTCATCTTCTGGTGATCCAACTGAAGTTACTATATATCAAATAGCAGGATCAACTCCTCAATCATTTTTATTAAAGAAAAATCGTAAAGCTATATCATCTAATATAAATCAAAAACAATATACATTTGATGAACCTGTTCAATTTGCAACAGTAGATTTAAGTGATGAAAATATTATTGGTATACTAGATTGTTTTGATAGTGATAGTAATCAATGGTATGAAGTTGATTATTTAGCTCAAGATACTATTTACAAGTCAATTAAAAATACTAATACTAACGATCCTTATTTATCACAATATCAAGGTGATACACCTTACTTATTACAATTAGAACAAGTTCAAAGAAGATTTGTTACTCGTTTTATTGATTCAGGCTCATTACAAATACAATTTGGTGCTGGAACCGCAACAGATAAAGATGAAGAAATTATTCCTAACCCAGACAATGTTGGTTTAGGTTTACCATTTGAAAAAGATAGATTAACAGTCGCTTACTCACCTAATAACTTTACTTTTACCCGCACATATGGTATAGCTCCGTCTAGTACTACATTAACCTTCAGATACTTAACTGGAGGAGGTGTTTCAGCGAATGTGCCATCTAACGATTTAACTCAGTTAACTTCAACTACTAGATTTTTAAATAGTAATTTAGATCCAAATACAGCTAACTCAATATTTGCTTCTTTAGCAGTTACTAACCCAGAAGCGGCAAGTGGAGGAGGTAGTGGAGATACAGAAGAAGAAATTAGACAAAATTCATCAGCTAACTTTGCTTCACAACAACGTACTGTTACTCAAGATGATTATTTAGTTAGAACATTAGCTATGCCTGCTAAATACGGTACAGTAGCTAAAGCATATATTGAGCCTACTAAAGCACAAACTATATCAGCGGGTGAATCTAATTCAATATTAGATTTATATGTTTTAAGTAATGATTCTAATGGATACTTAACAACAGCATCTCCTGCTTTAAAACAAAATATAATTACCTATCTATCACAATATAGAATGGTTAACGATTCTATTAATATTAAAGATGGATTTATTATTAATATTGGAGTAAATTTTGAAATTATACTTTTACCTAACTATAATAATAATCAAGTATTAACAGCTTGTATATTAGCATTACAAGACTATTTTAAAGTTAGTAATTGGCAAATTAATCAACCTATTATATTACGTAATGTATATATAATTTTAGATAGAATTGAAGGAGTTCAAACAGTAAAAACAGTAGATATTGTAAATAAAGTTGGAGTTAACCTTGGATATTCGCCTTATGCTTATGATATTACAGGCGCAACAGCAAATAATGTTATCTATCCTAGTTTAGATCCATCTATATTTGAAGTAAAATACTTAGACACAGACATTCAAGGTAAAGTAGTACCTTTATAATAATTAAATAATGGCAGTATATAAAATATTTCCTACTCAAGATGCAACTATGTATTCTATGTTCCCACAGATGAATACAGGTATTGATGAGATCATAGAGGCAACAACAACAACATTTGGTCCTTTTGTTCCAAATCCTGAAGTTAGTAGATTTTTAATTCAATTCGACTCAAACGAAATGAATAGTATTATCAATACTAGAATAGGAGCAAAACAATGGGATGTTTATTTACAATGCTATGCAGCTGTTGTAACAGGTTTAAACGAACCTACTACAATGTCTATATTTCCAGTATCTCAAAGCTGGTATAATGGCACAGGAAAATATTTAGATCAACCTATTACTACAGATGGAGTTTCTTGGACTTGGGCCCATTATTCAGGTTCTGAACCTTGGACTACAGCATCTTTTAACGCTGGATCTACAGGATCATACGCTACAGCTCCTGGAGGAGGAGTATGGTTAACCGCATATTCAGCGTCTCAAATATTTCAATATTCAGATAATATTGATTTAAATGTTAGTGTAAAAAATATGGTAAGTGCTTGGAATAGTGGAAGTATTCCAAATAATGGATTTATAGTTAAACAAGCAAATAATGATGAGTTTATAGATAATCCTAATGTTCAAGTAGAATTTAAATTTTTCTCTATTGATACTAATACTATTTATCCTCCTCAATTAGAGTTTAGATGGAATGACACATCTAGTTATACAGGTTCAACATCTGTTACTACTATCAATACAGATCAAATGACAGTTGTATTAGGAGAGAACCCAGGTACATTTTATTCAGGTAGTATAAATAAATTTAGAGTAAATTGTCGACCAACATATCCACCTGTAGTATTTCAAACAGCATCAATTTATCTTCAAAACTATTATTTACCCACTGAATCATATTGGTCATTAAAAGATTTATCTACAAATGAAGTAATCATAGATTATAGTGATCCATATACAAAATTAAGTACAGATATCTCAGGTAGTTTCTTTACAATGTATATGAATGGTTTAGAACCAGAAAGAAACTATCAGATATTAATTAAAACTACATTTAGTGGCTCAGTACTTATTTTTAATGATGATTATTATTTTAAGGTAGTTAATGGATAATGGAACAAGTAAATTTAAATAAAAATGTTTTTTTAAAGGATCAATATGAAAAAGTTATTGATACTTCATTTACTCAACTAGTACAGCCAGCTGCTACTAGTTCAGTTGTTCCTCCATCAATATCAGTAGCTGAATTTTTTACTAATTATCAAACATTATTTTTTGAAATACCTAAATATGGTGCTACAAATTCTCATGAATATTTAATTAAAACAAGTCAAGCATACGCTGGAGATTTTAACAATGATGATACCATTCAAGCTTTAATTGAAGAAGTAACATCATTAAGACAAGAAAATTTAGATTTACAACAACAGATATTAAATCCTGTCACAGCTAGTATTAATCAATAATGAGTAAAATAGTTAATATACAATCAGTTAATCCTATAACATTTGAATATCAAACATATTCACCTCAGGATGAATCTTTAATATCTAGTTTTGAAGTTACTAATGATTTTAATGTTTCTTCAAGTTATATAGAATACTTTATTTATGATTTAAATAATACTATTTTATATAGTAATGAAATTGGATACTCTGGATACTCATTTCAGGGAGCTAATGTATTAACTATTGATCCTCAAATCGATTTAGAAACTCAAGGATATTTAGAAGGCCAATACTATACAGTTTATAATTTTTTAAATCCATTATTATCATCTAACGCTCTTAATCGTTATTATATTGATCAAATCAGTTCAGA